CTCGCATTTTTCTGACATTAACACAACCACCAAATAGGTCTATGCCTAATCTTTTCAGTTCCTCTAATCCGTAGTGTGTTAATAATTCATTAAATACCGATATAAACCTGTGTTCAGCAAGTTCGTGGCATTGCATTTTAGTAACTTGAGTTTTTAAATCCCAAGCTATCCGCATCGGATAAGGTAGTTGAATGATTGTGAAATTGTCGGGGTTGCCCGGTTGCCCGAAGGCTTGGATTATTTGAGCATCTGTTAGGAATGCCATAAGATAATTTTCTTGAGAGGTTTATAGAGTAAACGAACAGATATAGCAATTAGAAGCAATAAGAGCCAATTTAAGCGGCTTTTTGCCTTTGCCTTATATTCTTCTGTCTTTTCGGTTTGAACGGCTAATTTCGCCTCTAATAGCCTTATACGAGCATTGTCAACTACTACCTTCTGGATAGTGTCTGTGATTCTAATGGTTTTTACTAATGTTTTAGTAAGGGGAACTCTTAAAGTGTCGGTCTTAAGAATGTTCCGAATAATATCCAAACCTTTTTCGTAAATAGTATCGTAAGTAATTAGAGTGTCGCTTTTTGATTGAATGATAGTATCGTTGGCACAATAGCCGTTAGATACCACATATTCAGCGACTTTGTCTAACTTTTCTTTGTCTCGTAATACCTGTTTGACAGGATTACAACTCAAAAATAAAAGGCTAATCAGTAGATATCTCATCGGAAAAAAAGTTTGAGATAAACTTTCCGAGAACTGCAACAACCATAATAATAGTACCTACTTTGGGTTCGCCATTCAAAATAACAATACTTGCTCCGAATGTACCTGCGGCAGCAAGAGAATCCCCGAACATTCTTATTCTTTTTGGAGTAGGTTTAAAATATTCTTTTAATCCGAACTTCATTCTCTGTCTTGTTTATTTTGTAATTGAATGGATAAAGCATTTAATTGATTCGTAATAGTATCTAACTTTCTTGAGATTTGGTCATCTTGCTTCTCAACTACTGACACACGAATCTCTAATTCTTTGAGTTTTAAAGATACTTTGATATAAATACTTATTAAGCCTATTAAAATGGCTATTGCTTGTCCTGCGAGAAAAATAACTAAATCGGTCATTTAGAATCTATGAGCGTAAATAATGCAGGATAAAATTCATCGGTTTCAATACTTTCAAGGTGTTCTAATTTTAAATCCGCTCCCCATAGTTCGGAAACATTAATCTCCTTTTCTGCGGTTAGCAAATCTTGTAGTTCTTTGTTAAACTCTGGAACACTTTCGGAAGGAATTTCAATCATTCCATCTTTTTCGTTGCCCCATTTTTTCCAAAGTTCTTGCTTTGCCTCTTCGTAAAGTTTTACTTCCTCGCTAACTATCTTATTTAGTCGCTGAAGATAAACCTTCGTTTTAAGAGACATTTTTTGTTTTAACATACCTTGAGACAAAACTTCCGTTTCTTGTCCTTGTTTGGTTACTCCGTTCAGTTCGTAGTAGAGAGATATTACTTCGTGCAGTTTTAAATTCATATAGGTTTTATTTTAAATAGATTATTGATTACTATTTGCACTCCAAGGTAGTGGCGGTGTGCTTGTAGTTGGGTTTTTCTGAAGTTCGATTTGAGCATCTAAACTCGCATCAATATCAGAAACAGGTAAAAGTTCATCTAACCAACCTTCAACTTGTGCTTTTGTTAAATCTTCAAAAGGCGTAAAATCCGAAGGCTCTGGAGCAGGTAAACTTAAAGTTGAATAAGTTTCTGCAAAGTAAGTTTTATCGCCATCTACTTCGGTTGCTTGTCTCCGATAGTGTACAACGTAAACTACTAAATCTAAATCTTCTTCTTGATTTTTACATTCTAATTGGGAAATAACCCATTGTTTTGTATTCATTTTATTTTAATTTTTATGGTAAATATCCTGTCATTAAGTAATATAAAGTTCCATCAATTTCTACTTTTACTGCATAGCCATCAGAACCACCTATTGCTACACCTGCTTCGCCAAGTTTGTAGGGTTTAGCTGTTCCCCCACTTGGGGCTGCGGTTTTTATTGAGCCTGTATTTTCAAAATTACCTGCAGAACTAAAAGTAAATTTTGTAGAACCTGCACTTCCTTGTAATTGCAATATGTCAGCACTTCCATCTTGTCTTAATACTGCAGTAGGTTGTGATAATGATGAAGATTGTTGATGAATTCTTAATAATCCTCCGGTTTCAGTACCTGTTGAAGAAGATGAATTAAATACTACTATACCACTTGATGCATTTATTCCATTATTTAATCTAATACCTTGTTTACTTGAATTATCAACATTAGTAATATTGAACATTTCTGTACCTGTGCTATTTACATTCAATCCTCCACTAAAATACCCATTCCCATTCACTTGTAGCTTATAGTCCCCAGCGTCAGAGGTTGTGTTTATTAAGAGTTCTCCCCCTGATGTGATACGCATTCTCTCCGTATCAGCAGTTTTAAATATCATGTATGTTGAAGCATCTCTTGCATTCAACTCCATAAAATCAGTATCTCCTGTTATATCAAATCTATTTGATGATCTAACTAATCTAATAGTTGGACCCGAACTTTGTTGTAAGTGTAATAATGTTGCTGGGGAAGTCGTACCTATACCTACATTCCCCCCTTCTTGCATCAATAATAAATTGGAATATGTGCTTGTTGTATTTCTGATTGATAACGCAGCATTCCAAGTACTACTTGCACTTGAATAATAAGATACATTTACACCGCCTCCAGTTCCACCTCCAATCAAATCACCTGTAAGATTTAATACATTTCCAGCACTTGCAACATCTGTTCCTAAAGATAACCCCGTACCGCTTGTAGAACTACGAGGGTTTATTAATCCAACTCTTGTTCCATCTGAAACTTCTAACTTGTATGTCGGGGAACTTGTTCCAATCCCTACATTCCCCCCTGATGTGATACGCATTCTTTCAGAAGTACCTGTATTAAATATCAAACCAGTAGCACTTAAACCACCAATAGAACCTGCAAGAGTACCTGCAACATATAAATCAATAATTCTACCTTCACTTGTTAATCTATTTAAAGCTAATGGTGGATTTCCATTTCTAATTACATCAAGACCACTTGAAGGATATATTATTGTACCTGCACTTGCAAATGATGTATCTGTTTTTCCTACAAGTACATTACCCCCTGATGTGATACGCATTCTTTCAGTATTGCCGCCTCCAGCATCAATTACAAAACTTAAAGCATTACTATTTGCAAGAGAAGAACCAATCGATATACCCCAAGTATTACCATAAGCCGCTAATTGTAATCCCGCATAAGCAGCAGCATTGTTTGCTTGATTATCTATTCTTGCCCAAGTATATGCGTTTTGGTCTTTTCGTGTATGTAATAATTGTGCTGGGTCTGTAGTACCTATACCTACTCGCTGATTTGTTCCTAAAAATACCCCTGCTGTAGATGCACTAACATCTGACCATAAAGACAATCCGCTTGCACCTCCAACAAAACCTGCGGTTGCTCTGCCATATCCAGTAACATCTAAATTGGTTGCAGGACTTGTAGTACCCACGCCTAATCTTCCTGAAGCATCCAAGGTCATAGCTTGTGTAAAGGAGATGGCATTACCTGCGGTGCCAGAGGGAGCGGTATACCATTTGTGTATGCCTGAACCTTGGCGATATTGAGTGGCATAATCGCTGCCTATGTAGAGCCAACCATTGTTGTCATTGTATGCATTTAGTGATATGTCTGCTTCTGCATTACCAAGTGTTGATACACTATAACCTTGCACTTGCGATGCTTTCCAAGCACTTCCCCAAGCACTCGGTGTTTTGTACCCCCAATCCAAGATTACCAGAGGCATCTGTTTGTAAGTTTGAATTTCCTATTGCACTTGAAGAAGTAAACTTTGGTATGTAGTTGGTAGTGCCTGAACCCGATATACCCCCTAATCCTGCTAATGTATAAGTAGGAACATTTAATGTATTAGAAACAAATGTAGCCGAACCACTTGAACCCGTTGTGGTTAAAGTGATTGCTGATTGTTTACTATTAAAAGTACTCCAATCGGTTGAACTTAAAGCACCTCTATTTGTAGCACTCGCAGTAGGTACATTTAAAGTGATTACCGGTGTTGTTGTTCCATTGGCTACCGATGAACTTAAATCTGTTCCTGTTGTTCCTAATGTCAAAGCTGCCACCGAAGTAACAGTTCCACCACTTGAAGGACTTGAATTTGTGATAGTAAAATTTGGATATGTACCACTAACGGAAATTCCTGTTCCTGCCGTCAAAACAACTGTCTGGTCTGGAGCAGTATTTGTTATCGTTAAAGTACCGCTACTCGTGATTGGAGAACCCGAAACACTTATTCCTGTACCACCCGTAGCAGCAACGGAAGTAACTGTACCTGTGTTGTCATCAGTCCAAGAAGCAGTTATCGTTCCAGAATCTTGTTGCGTTAAAGTTAATGTCTTTGTAAAAAACCGCAGCACTAACAATCATATTATCATAAGCACTATTCCAATTCGTTGAGTTGTCGGTTAAATAAGAAATCGTACCACTTGTGCTTTTAACAATCCCTGTACCACTCAAAACCGCTTGATATTGAGGAATATTTAATGTATTTGCTACAAGGGTAGCCGCTCCCGAAGTTCCTGTTGTAGTTAAAGTTAAAGTACCTTGCCCACCAATATCAGATAAAACCTCCGCAGCCGTTCTGTAATTAATTACATTAGAAGCATTTAAAATCAGAAACTTACTACCTACACTTGGAGAATTAGCAACAGAAGTTAAAGTAACAGAAGTTAAAGTAAGAATATTACTAAATGTCTTTGCTCCACTTATCGTTTGTGCAGTTGCTATCGTAACAAAACCATCCGCAATATCCGTTTCTATGATTGTCGCTAAAGCGGTAACAGTACATTTAAAAGAATACCCCGAAGAAGGGTCTCCCACTATCATTAAATCACTTAAAGCAGGAGTTCGTACTGTTAATTCATTAATCTTTTTGTTAGCCATTTGTCGCTTTTAAATAAATAGAATTATGCAGGAAAAGTGTATGTACTCGGAACTTGACATCTATCAGCCGTATAAGGTAGTTCAATAGAGATATCCGCTCTCACTCCCGCAAGTAAATCGGGGGTATCTTCTGTAAAGAAATTCAACGTAGCATTTAAGCCTTCATCAAAATCAAAATTATTGTATCTCAATTGAGCAATAATATCTTGACAGATTTCTAATTGGTCACTCAAAACCTCTGTCTCATTAGTGTCCTCTGATAGCATCCTATCAAAAAAATATAAAGAGAAACTTAAAGTAACATTCCTTTCTGCCACACTACCACCTGTCAAATCAAAGAACAACGAAGGATAAATATTCTCCGTTCCCCTTGATAGGTAATCCGATAAGTCACCGAAGTAAACGCTTTTTATCTGCTTGTGTGCATTTGCGAGACTTGTTATCTGTGCTACTATCTGATTTAAGGTTAGTGCCATTTTCTTGTTTTTGTAAGTAAAGCCGTAGCTTTTTTTGATTTTTTAACGAGTAGGTTTTATTCGCCACAACAACGATTTATGTTACCTTGATATTTTTCTTCAAAACTCATCCCCTTGCAATTATCATCATCTCCTAACCAAATAGAAGAAGTATAGGCTTGTCTTTCGGGAACAATAGTATCGTAAGTAGAACCCGGATTATTATACTCTGAAAACGTATTAAAGCCACTTCTATCAATTAAATACTTTACTAATCTTTGTTTGTAAAACTCCGCTCTTGTTCTGTATCTATCCGCTACATCTATAATCTCGGCAGCCGATGGGTTTTCTTGCCCCTCTCCCGACTTACGAATCAACCCTTTATTGTAGAATTGATAACTCAATCCCATAGGTAGTTCACTCATAACATAATAAACCAAAGTCGGAACAATGTAAGTATCTAAAAGAGTGGTTTCCGTATTCGTTAAGTTATTGTTTTCAATACCATCTTGCAAACGATTGTATAAAGCCGTTCCAAGTGCAGGAAGGATATAAATATCTTGAGCAGTTAGGATTTCTGGATTAATCAACTTTTCATCACAATTATTGTGTAGTCCTGTCCTCTCTTTAATAGTATTTACTGAAATGAATAATATATTTCTGCTCATTATCTTATTTTTTAACAACTACAACTGCGTTCCAAGTGTGTCTGCATTTAGGGGAATGAATATGAGTGTTGGGAATTGTCCACCAACCACCGGCACGAGCAAACACATCATATCCTAATCTTGCACTAATTTGTTCGATTTCGCCTCTTGTGTAAAGTTTTTTCAAACTCATTAACCTTTGGCAAAAAGGTCTTGAAGTGCTTGAATTTCTGTCTTTTTGAGTAGTCCTTAAATAATCCCACGTATACTCATAGCGAACTAAAAAACTCGTTTTTAAAGGCTTATCTAAAATCTCATTCAAAGGCTTTAATAACTTACTGACTTGCGTATCTACATCATACTCCAAAATCTCTAAAGCCACCATTTTGTTAATCCTACTTTGTACTTCCTCTTCTTTTAAATCTAAAATATCAGCAATATCTTTCGGTGG